ATGGTCAAGATGATGAAGAAGTATGTCAACAAAAGAAGATACAATCTACGTTGGCGTGGTCAATATCTTGTCGATGGAGAAAACTGGAAACAGTATCAATATGGACAACCATTGTCAAAGTCCAAGTGTATTCGTGTTTACATAGATAGCTTAACCCATGCAATCGACACAGTTGAAGGATTTAACATGGGTGAAGTCAAAACTCTTATGGATAGCTTAGACAAACAGATTGACGCTAATGAAGAGTTTATCAGGAGTTGGAGTGTCAATGGTGAAAAGAATGAAGAAGTCGAGCAAGAGAAACGTGAACTAGCTATTGCAAAAGAATTGTTTAGCTATTTTGAATCTATGATGTTGCACCTTGAAAACTCTGCTTCAACACCTATCAAAGATCTTGTCAATATTGTCATTCCAAAAGGAGATAAAAAATGTCACACCCAATAAACGATATGGTCAAGGAAAGTTTGTCAGAAAGGTTTGGGGATATGACCCTGAACCAATTTGAAGATTGGCTTAAAAGTTGTAAAGATGTAAGCACTGATGCTTATACAGTTTACAATAGGTTAATCTATCTAAGACAAAGGTGGGTTCAAGAAATGTTTGACAGTTATCCTGATAGCTGATAATACTCTATCTGAACAGAAAAGGAGAAAGTGTTTATGCTAAAAGATCTACCACAAGATATTCAAAGAGATATCAAAATAGAAATGAAGATCCAATCTAAACTAGGTAAGAAAACTTACAAAGATGTTTGGGTTGGTTCAGGTTGGATTAGTCTAGATAAGAATAGCACCTTAACATTTAAGGAGGTGTCAAATGTCCAACACAGATAGAATAAGAGCTTACTACAATCTGCATCGAAAGTGCTTCTCTGTACAAGATTATCAAACTGGATTGGTTACTGAACATACTGATAAGTTGTTTGTAACCAATGCCATGTTTGTTGTTAGGGAATCAGGAAACAAAAAGGTCAAACGTGAGGGTAGAAAGAATGTCCACGCTTTTGTCAATGGTATTCGTGCTAAGTACAGACGAGGTGTAATGCCTGAATTTGCATCTTATAAAGTCCGATATGATCCATACACAATGGATTATTTTCACTACGAAAGAATTGTCAACGGTAAACCTGAATGGTTGCAAGTAGATAGGCATTGGATAGGTAATGTCTATTTGTATATGCACAAAGGTAAGCCACGCATTTACGCAGATATTGATAAGTGGGGTGATAATTTGTCAGACGAAAAATTGTCAGGCTATTCTTTTGATAAAATAGATAGAAAAGTGCTTCAAGAGTTAGCAGATTTTAAAAAAGAATTATTTCCAAATAATATTAAAAATAAAGATTTTTTAATTAGAAAGCAAAGGCAAATAGAAAATAAAAATAAATTACTTGCTATTTAATCTAGATAGTTTAGAAGATTAATTAAGTTCAATTTAAATAGATAATGAAAGGAAAATTAAATGAACTATATAGCTAATAACTTCAATCATGAAGTAAAAACTCATAGAGATTATACTGATGTTAGTTTTTATGAGGATAATTCTAAAATAACTAAAATTGATCTTCAGGCATTAATTCCTGTACCTAATGATGATCCTGATTATGGTGTAGTTACAACACCTGAAGATTTAAAAGGTTATTTTGGATTGTATAATGCTAGTTTAGATAAGTTGTTAAATACTCGACCAGTTAGCAGTACATATCAGCTTGTTGCACATCATGAATTGTTTGCTGAACAAGCTAAAATTCTTGGTCAATCTGATTTACCACTTGATAATGTTACTATTAAAGATCAGCTTTACAAAGATGGTTTGCAAGCTCATCGAACTATATTTTTCCATGATCTTGAAACTACAGTTTCCAATAATAAAGATAAGGTTTTATCTCGAATAGATATTTTTAATAGTTGTGATATGTCTTGGAGCTTCCAAGTTTTTTCAGGAGCTTATCGTGATCTATGTAGAAATACTTTAGTTTTTGGTGGTCAAAAAGCGTACCATCAACAGGCTAAGCATACTCGTAATTTAAGCACTACTGCTCTTATGACTAAGGCAAGTATTGGTTTAGAGTTTTGGAATAATCAAAAAGAAACTATGTTAAATTGGCGTGCTAAAGATATGAGTTTGGAACAGTTTGGACAAATCTTAAAACAGACTATTTGTAAAAAGAAATCAAAATCAGCAGAACTTAATTTAACTAACCCAATTAATGAAACTAAGATGAATTATTTATTGGATAGGTTCGAAAAAGAAACACCTGATCTAGGTAAAACTATGTGGGCAGGATATAACGCTTTAACACATTGGGCAACTCATACTGATGAAACTATTGAGAAAGAGATCGATAATAAGTTAGTCAAAATTAGATCAGGCAAATCTACTGCTGATAAACCAAGCGTGCAAAGAACAAGAAATGATGAAGTAAGAACTGTCATTGAATGTGATGCTTGGAAAGAACTGGAGATTGCTTAATTGACTGAATTAATTGCAACCATTTACAAGGTAGTCATGATCATTTTTTTGATCATGATTATCTCATTAATTTTAGGATAAGGGGAACTTATATGAAAGATAATCACGTAGATAAATCACAAATTAAAGTTTGTGTTATTTGTGCTGAAACTATTAAACCAAAGTTTCTTGGTTTGGATAATGACGGTAATAAACATTATTGGTACGGTGGTAATAATGCTCAGCCAATTGCTGATGGTGTATGTTGTGATCATTGTAATAAAACTGTTGTCATTCCTGAACGTATGACAAACATAATTATGTCAAGGAACTTAGATAGTTTTAATAAATTAATATAGAAAGGAAAGTTATGAAAACATTAACAGATATTGACAATACCATTGATGCTATAAAAGAAGTGTCAAGTAATGCACTTTTAAAGCATGGGTTTAGTCGTAGTCGTCAACGCATATTTGATTTGTCAAAATCACTAGATCAAACTTGGCAAAATTATAAAGTTATTCATGGTAAAACATATTACAAAGAACTTTGTCTATTTGTCATTTGTCGATCAGCTTCAGGTTTGCGTTATAAATCTATTGTCAAGAGATCAGGCTTAAATGGTGTAGTTGTACATGATGCAATTACTCAGTTATTGAAAGATAATTTGATTTATAAAAAATCTATTTTCAGCAATAAAAATGCAAAGGTTAAGCTTTTATATTGTGCAAAAAAATAACTTGCATTAAATAAAAAAATAAATTTATAATTAGGCTAGGTTAGAAATTAATCTAGCCTTTTTAATATGAAAGGAAATCCAACGATGGAAACAAGAACATATTTAATAAATACTGTTTGGGATTATGACAAAGAAGAACTCAAACAAATAAACGGTAATCAAATAACAATTCAATTCAAAGTTATGGATAAATACACAATGATTGAAATTATTGGTATTAAAAAAAGTATTGGCAAACAATTTACGCATCAAATTGTATGCCATAAAGACCAAAACATAACCATACTTGAAAATAAAAATGATCAAGTTGAATTAGAAAAAACCCCTATTAATTCAAATGTGGATAGGGTGCATTTTAATCAATCATTTGATCCAACTGCTACGTTTGGGTTGCATGGTCAACTTGAATTATTTGATGAGGTGCAATAATGGCTTATTATTTTGAGTGTAAAGAATGTGGAAAAAAAGAAACATTTGGAACAACCAAACTATTTGAAGAAATAAATGAGGGTAAAAAACAAGAATATGAAACTGTAATTTGTACCACTTGTATTAAAAAAAAAGCACGCCTTAAAGGCAACTATATAATCATTTAAGAAAGGTAATAAAAATGCGTAATGATTTTAGTAGATTAATTCCAATTTCAGTAATAGCTTCAATAGCTATTTGTATTGTTTTATTAAGAACTATGATTTTAGATCTTAATGAATACTTTGGATATCGTGATATTATTTTATTTATGGTTGTACAATTTGTATTAACTTTTAATATATATTTAACTATTAAACTTAATTGGAAAGGAAATTAAAAATGCCATTAGTATATGAAAACATGCCAAGCAGAGAATTAAAATTAAAAGGAATTGCAAAGGTTGAGAACTTTAGAAGTCCAAGAAGTAATAAACCTGTAGCAAATCAGTTTAAGATAACTATGCAAAATGGTCTTGAAGTATTTCAAAGTTACGATTCAATCATCGTTCTTAAAGATAAAAAGAATGATGAAATATATCTTGATAAGGATCATTGGAATTATAGCCAAACCACATCAAGATATAGAAAGATTTATTTAAATGAAGATACTAAAACCACTTTTAAAAAGATAAAAGAAAAGGTTTACATTCTTGAAGATTTGAATTAATAATCTTTTTATACCTCCATTGAAACCCTCTTAGATTAGTTCTAAGGGGGTTTTTTCTTTGTTTGCTTCAATATATCTGTAAATGATTGTTATTGTTATGTAATAGCTTTAAATGGCGTTTGGCGTATTGCTCGCAATGCTACCATCAAAAGATACCTTTTAATATTAGTTGTACAATTTACTATCGACCACTAGAGGGTAAAATGTCAGTCAAGTTAAAAAAATACCTCACATGATGATGCAAGGTAATATTAAAGATATAGTTTTATTGTTTAGGCTTGTTGGGTTCAGGGTTTGCCTTTGGTGTTATCAATGATAGTATAGGATATATTTTTATTGTATGGGGTATAGAAGGGGCAGTGGGGGTATACCAGTACTTGTATGCAATGTCGCCATATTTTTTAGTGAAATAGTTACTTGTACAACTTATGATGCATCCCTTTGGGATAGCGTAGTGGGGGATATGGTGTATTTCCCCGGAGGTTCTACTCCGATTGTACTGACCAATTCCTATTCTGTCAACAAAATAATTATTTTCTTGACGTAAATACCCTAAGTCACTATTATTAAAGTAACAAAAGGTCAACTAAAGCACATGCAACCAAGTATTATCTGAAGAATTAGTGTATTTGGCTTTATTTCTTTGATTTTTTGTCTATTATTTAACAGGAAACTATATGTTTGAAGCATTTGTACTCGTTTGTTTGTGGGGTCAGCCTACTTTAAACAAGAATTGTGAAGAATTAGTTGACACACGAGGCCCATACATGACTCATGATGAGTGTTTAGCACGAGTTTACGAGATACAATCAGAATTGTACACCTATAGACCTGAAATGCAAGCACGAGCATACCGTTGTGACAAGTTTACTCCCAAAACAGAGAAGCAAAGAACGTGAAATAAGTCCTCAACAAGAGGAGTTCCTTGAAAATCTCTTTGAAAATGGTGGCAATGTAACTGATGCAGCCCTTAAAGCAGGATATGCAAAGGGATCAGTGACGTGGCTACGCAATAGTTTAGCAGATGAGATCATAAGACGCACACAAAACGTGCTGTCTATGAACGCATTTAAGGCTGCAACACGCCTTGTAACGACAATAGACAACCCAGTGCCTGAAAGAGGAGACGATCTACGCTTCAGGGCTGCAGAATCGCTTTTAAACAGGGTCGGACTGGGTAAACAAGAGACAACCAACGTAAATGTGCAGGCTGTGCATGGCATTGTACTACTTCCACCCAAGAAAGGGGTAACTATCGATGGCTAAATTACCAGAATTTTTAAAAAAAAGTCCTGATCTGAAAGATAAGGTCATAACTATAGAAGATGAACTCAAAAAAAGTATAAAAAAACAGAAGCCGGGGAGATTACCTGATTTTTTGAAACCCGGTAAAAAATACTCAGAAAACGTTTTGGTTAGAAAGCCTGATACCACTACGATATAATGACAAACGTACCGAAGCGTGGTCGCCCAAAGAAAGACCCTAACGCTCCCAAACAAAGATATAACTATTCCTCTGCAATAAAAGCCCGTAAGCAAACACAACGTAGACTTACTGAAGCAAAGAAACGAGCAGCAAAGGTAACAAAGCAAGCAGAAAGTAAAAGACGCTATGCCAGAAAACTCGAAGAAAAAATCACAAAAGTCGACAAAGCACTCAATCAAGACACGACTGCTGTCATCGATAAAACGGATCTGCAAGAGTTGCCAGACGTTGTTGAGCAACTGGTGGATGGGCGTGAAATTATTTTTCAGCCAAACGAAGGTCCTCAAGAAGAGTTTCTTTCCTCAAGTGAAAGAGATGTTCTGTACGGTGGCTCAGCAGGTGGGGGAAAAAGCTTTGCACTTCTCGCAGACCCTCTTAGGTATTGCCACAATAGCAATCATCGTGGGCTTCTTCTTAGGCGTACTCTGGATGAGTT